GATGGCTCAAACTTGACGTACATGGGCTCTGCAAAGATTGTTGACGGCAAGTAAGGCGCAACATCCTCATCGTCCTGCCGCTTTCGAACCGATGCTTGGGACATGGTTTTGTGAAGAAGTGAGATGTTCCTGTACCTGTCTACGCCTCCAAAGTTGTTACGAACTATGAAAGTGTGGTCAAACAAGTCAAAACGCCCCAGCACCGAGGAATCTACAAACTGCATGATGCTGTAAAGCTCCTCGGGCTTGCCGTTCTCTACGGGGGTGCCAGTGAGCGCAAACTTATAGTCGCTATGCAGTTTCTTCATGTACTTAGACCGCTTAGATCGGAAACTTTTTATGGCCGTGGCTTCATCCGCTACAACAAATCCCCGGGGAAGGTTCTGTACAAGTTTCCAGTCGTTGACGACTTGTTCATAGTTGAGAATTACGTAGTCAACCCCAGTGTTTGCCCAGTCAAACGCCTGCGCGTACTGCTTAGCACGTTGTGACGGTGTGCCGTCGATTACAAGAGCTTTGGAGTCTGTGAACTTTTCTACGGACGCTGCCCACTGATATTTCAAACTAGAGAGGCATACCACGATGCCGGGTTCGGTAACTTCCCCCTCCTCCATCAAGCGTTCGATAGCGGACAAGGTAATGACTGTCTTACCCAGACCTAGATCATAAGCGACCAGCATTGCTCCTCGGTCGCACATACGTTCGACTGCTTCGACCTGGTAAGGCAACAAGGTTCCAGTAAACATTCTTACGCCAAAGTTAGTAGCGCCAGGGGGCCGTTTGCTATATGCCGTGCAAAATCGACCCCATACTTGATCTCACGCGTGCTCATGTCTCCCACTCCGGTTGTAGTTGAAGAAGTACGACTCTATACCAAGAGCCCTACAGCGCGAGATGATGTCCTTCATAGACTTCTTGCCAGCATCATCAATTCGAGGGTTATCCATAGCAAAAATTAACCGGTCAGCCCGCCTACATAGGGTCAACTGGTCAGAACTGACTATGGCTCCAAAAGTAGCTACTCCGCCCTCTACTCCGACGCTCCTGAGCCTGACAGCGTCAAGAGGTGACTCCACTACCACCATAGTGCCGCCCGAGAACTTCTCTATACCGAACATTGTCTTAGACTTCGATATACCTGCAGGGCGATTCCTGAAATACCTTTCTGTATTTCCTTTTTCTTGCCAGCCCATCAGTTTCCCATCCTCGTACCTGATGGGGGTTATCCAAGACTCGGTACTGTTGTCCCACACAACCCCGTAGTAATCACACGCCTCTTTGGTCAATCCCCTAAATTTCAAGGCATGCTCCGGGGGAGCAGAAAAAACTGCCAAACGTGCCTCAGACATTGGCACAGGCTTGGGCAAATAGACATACATCTCCTTGACCTGGTCAAGCTGTTTGGAGATGAAATTAACATCAAGCTCGGTGTTCCTGCGCAGCCAAGATTTTGCCGCCTCAAGGTCCAGCTTGTTCTCTGATACCTTGAAATCAAGAACTTCGGCAATAAGGGTTAGAGCATTTCCCTTAAACCCGCAAGAGAAACAATGATGGGCGCCGGTCTCTGCGTTTATAGACCATGAAGGGTTGCGGTCAACATTGCCGGTGCGGTACTCATGCCCTGGACAAAGAGCCATAACTTCGTCTGCTCGGACGTTTTGGGTTTCAATACCCAAACGCAAAAGCACGTCTTCAATTTCACCGTCTTTAAAACTCATGCCACACTCCTACGCCTAAGGCTCCTGATCTCCTGCCGTTGACGGGGAGTTGTGCCTCCCCAGATTCCAATAAAATCGGGATTAGACACGGCGTATTCAAGACACGGGATGCGGAAATGACACCCCATGCAGATCTCTTTAGCCATCTTTATAGCCAATCGATCGTTTGTGTCGGGAAAGAATGCCTCGGGATCTACTTGAAGACAGATTTGGGTACCATCAAAATCTGGAACTTTGCCAGCCATGATTCTCCTTAGGGTTGAGAATATTCTTCGAACTTTCCTGCTTCCCAATCCCACATAAGCTCAGCCTCTGCAGGACCGCTGTTACGGCTTGCCACAATCCTTAAAAGCCGCGAAGTGTCGTCTTCTTCGTCTTGACGCTGAAGACCAAAGATCACATCAGAGTCTTGAAAGAAAGAAGACGAGTACCCGATGGAGTCAGCGGACACAGTTTTCTTCTTCATCTTCCACAGCAAGACCTGTGTAGTAATAACGACGGGCCGCTCACACTTTTGTGCAAGCCGCTTTAAAGAACGAGTGATGTTGGTCAATGCTTGAGGCGTGTTCATTTCCCCCGAGGACTCGTCAACCATCAAATACACACCATCGACAAAAATAACATCGGGTCGCAGCTTTTCAACCTTTGCAGTTAGAGCGCTTACTGTTTGAGCTTGAATCGACTCAGTCAGATAAAACTTATGCATTGTCTCCATGCGTTTAAGACTCTTTTGATAACGAACTTCCTCGTCAGTGCGAAGGGCACCGCGAATAAGCCGAGCGTGTGAAATCTTTGCACGCATTGCGTCGTGACGATTACGCTGTTCAGTATTGGTCATCTCGAAAGACTGAAACAGAGGTACCTGCCCGTCTTCGTGAAGGTTGACAGCCATCTGCAAAGCCAACACAGACTTTCCCGTTTTGGGAGGAGCAATAATGGTCACAAGCTGGCCAGGTTGCAGCCCTGCTGTTGCTGAGTCAATAGTTGGAAAGCCGGTAGGCAAACCAATAAGACCGCCGGGGCGGGTTTTTATAGCCAAATACTCGTCGTATCTAGACAGGGGGTTGTTTGTCAGGTCTAAGTCAGTAGACCCACCAGTTCCCTCGTCATAGATTGTCGCCAACCCCTTGGTCATCAACCCAATAGCGCTTGAATGATCGCCGTTGGAGACTGCGTCAGTGGCGTCTTGAATAATCTCAATTGTCTTTTGGCGACGCCGGTACTCAATTAGCTGATCAAGAAGATACTCAAGAGAGTCCTCAACTTGAAGAAGACGATAGGTAGGAAAGTTATCTTTAACAGTTGTTGCTGTCGGTACTTCCTGGTATTTAGTCCAATGTGTGCGGATGAATTTCCAGACCTGCCGATTCTCATCTACATAGAACCAGTCGTCTTTAAGTCCGGCCTCAAGAATAGGCGCAATATCGCGTGCTCGAATAGCACGGCTAATAAGCCTCAACTCATTATCTGCAGCCACTAGATCATCCTCGCCAAGTCAAGATAACGACTACCGTACATCAGAGCCCTGTCAGGCAAATCAATGACCCCCTTCAAATCAGGGCGCCATGGAAGCTCCGAAACAAGCTCTTCAGGAAACATGTAGCCTCGAGCGTAGTTAAACGGGTTTGGACCAAGATTGTTCAAGTCTTCTAAGACTTCGTTCATTTCTTTGGTCGTGTATCCAAAACCAACAAGTTCTAGCGAGTACCCGTACTTTGAAGAAAACCGCCAAAACTGGTTTAGTTTAGGAAGGCTGTAAGAGGTTTCTTCTTTAGGGACTTTTATGAATCCAAGAACCCTCTCAATTACAAGGCTTTTGTCAATGATGCAATCAAAAGCCACTGCTACGCGTGGAGGAGACTCGTTTGAAATATCGCCCCCGAGCATTTTTAAATTACTTCAATCTTACCGTAGCGAATTACAAAGTTACGAAACTCAATGTAAGACTCGTTTGCCTTCTCAGTTTCCTCTTTGGTGGCACGATTTGATATATGAACAGGGTAGATGCCCCCGTTTGTCTTCATCTTTGTGTTGACCATTCGAACGTGCTTGCACGTTCCCTTAGAGTCAAAATTTGGACAAGTGCAGCGCAGGCCGGCAGAAGAGGTATCTACCTCTACCTCACACACACCGTTGTCAGACAGATAAATCTGAACTGTGCGCCATTCCGGCTTGGCCATTAAGTTGCCTTTCATTTCCTACGGTCTCCTTCCAAGGATACGACAGATAAGGGTATAAAAGCTTCATGAGCGAAGGACTCCATTGCCTCGCCATAAACCGATCCCCAGTCACTTAGGGGGACGTTTGTCGTTACAACAGTCGGGAGGCTGGCGTTATACCTTGCCCTAAGTACTGCGTCAAAAGTGTTCTCAGCCCAACCGCTTGCGGTCCTATGCTCTTTGCCCAGGTCATCCAGCACCAGCAGCCTAATGTTCTCCTCCCCGGCCTCGCCATATATGGAATCCATGAGTAACTGCTCTTCTTCAGCCCCCTCCTTCCAAGAACGCTGCTGAACCCTAAGCAGCTTGGGGTAGTCAATAAAAAGACCCGGGCGTTTTACAAAACGGTTGCCCCAAAACCCGGGGGGTGCTTTACGGATAGCTTCTTGCAGAAGAACACACGCAAGGGTGGTCTTTCCGTGCCCGGGTTTGCCGATTAAAAGCAAGCCTTTACCGCAAAGTTTGCTGCCGGAAGCGTTGAAAACCGAACCACCTAGAAAACGGTCAAGCCACTTTTGAGAAGCAGACTGCACGTTGTCTTGGTACGGGTCAAGGTCAGAAAGCTCAACGCCCTCAAACCTAAGAGGTACAGACGAGGATCTAATTTGCGCACGGATTGACGGGCGCTCATCTGAAATGTCGTACACGTTTACTTCTCCCCTTTGTCAAACAGCTTATGCAGTAAAAACGCAAATGCAATTACTAAGGGTACAGATAGCAGTGAGCACGTAAACAGCAGGGCACCGACTAAAGGATTTGAAATCAAGTTAACCCCTATGGTCAATTACAAAAGACAACTTTCGCCACTCACCAAGATGGCCTGCAATCCACAATTGGCCGCAGTCAACACAACCCCAGACATTTGCACGGTCTGAGTAAAATGACCAAGCATCAGGCTTCTCACATTTGTGACTCATTCCTAATCTCCATTCAATGCTTTAATGGTGTCGCACGGGTATTCGACTTCGCAGCGGGCACATATCCACAAGGTCGGGTCGTCGCAGCAGTCCTCGTCAGCGCAGGAGTTGAAGTCGTAGCGTTGACGGGGGTGTTCGTCGCGGACACGTTGAGTTGCGGCGCGTTCCTCGTTCAGCAGTGTGAACAGCATGTCTGCGTGGTTACGCCAACCGGACAGGAACTCAACCATCTGGTCATAGCGGAAACGGCAGTCAACGTGAGGGTCACGGCGGCTCACTGGGCACCGTCCAATGCCGTTTTTGCAACGCTTTTATTGTTGTTTTGGCAATCGGGGTCAATGTTTGCCGTTTCACCGTTCTTGTATGCGCCTTCACAGCA